GTGCTAAATGTTATAGTAACTGTTGTTGAACCATTCGTGGTACTAAAAGCGTTTGTTAATGTTGTTGTAGTTTTAATAGGGTGAATGTCATAAAATATACCACCAGTATATGCGTATAAGATTCTGTTTGTGCCTATGATTGCAAACTTGTTACCAGATTTGTTAACTAAATGATGTAAAGCTCTTGCAGCTCCTGTAAGTTTAGACTCACCTAACTGTGACCATCCACCTATTTTTTCAGGTGTACCATATCTAAAACGTACATTGTCCCCATCAACCCATTGTCCTTCAGCTGTGGTTTCTGTAATCTGTTTATTGAATCCTGGTTGAAAACCTATCTTTTGTAGCATATTAATCCTATTTTGACAGGATCTTATACCATATTAAACCACCCTGTTGCAATATACTTTTATTGTTTAAAACTAGAAGGAAGACCTAAATGTGGTCTGGTATCATATTTATTAACTTCACCTTGAGTTTCTATATTATTATAATGAAGAAATACTTGAACACAATTATCTCCTTCAAATTTTTCTCTCCAATGTTCTAATGTGCAACCAGAATAAACTAACATATCACCTGGATTTAAATCTATTTTTATTCCAGGATTTGTGCTTTCAAATGTGCAACCATTTTCACCTGGTATACCTACGTTTTTATTTGGTTCTAAATATATTGGCCAAGGATCTCCACCTAAATTCATTGTAGTAGATATTTCGCAACTAGGTCTATCTTTATGTCTTTTTAAAACATTTCCATTATAATAAATTCTTGCGTAAGAATAAGTAGGAATTAAATTTAAATTAGTCTCATCCTGCATTTTTTTCTGCATATCTGTTAAAAGAGTTTCCATAGCTATATCTCCATAATGTGCATAAGAGTTTGGAACTTGAGGGTCATTAAATGTACCCATAAAATCTATATAAGGAGAAACTGTTTTTTTCTCTAGCATTGTTTTAAACACTTTAGCTTTTAATATAAAATACTTATAACAAAATTGTGCTAACTCAGATGAAATAGCATTTTTAATTATTTGATATTTTTTTTCTTTAAAACTCATATTAAGACCCAAACTCCACCCAACCAGTAATTATATACTTATCTTGTTTAGGAGTTAAGCCTTTATGAGGATGAGTAAAATAAGCTGGCCAAATTATCATCTTACCTTGTTCTGGTTTTATTTTTAAATCTTGATCAGGAAAATAAGTTTCACCTTCTTCAACAGTGTTTAAATAAAGTATAAAAGCAAGTATTCTATTTCTTGTTTCTATTCTAGATGCTTCGCAATGAAGCACATGATATCCTTCTCCTGGTTTTGTTTTTTGTAATTTTGTATCGTATATTCTATGACCTTGTAATGAATTTAACATGGTGTGTTTTTCAGCGTATTTAGGATAACAATCTCTCCAAAATATTTCTAAAAAAGCTCCATCATTGTATTTTAAATTAATAGATTCATCCTGTATATGTTCACTGTCTCTTTTAAATCTTTTTATATCTTTTTCATAATATGTTAAATAATAATTACAAAATTCTTCTGAAAAAGCATTTTCAAAAATAGCTATGTGATCTATTAATTTCATTTATAAGGTTGACCTAAACTCCAAATAACTAAAGAGTATCTGGTTCCTTTTGTTACTGGTTTTACTCTGTGTCTTACAAAGCTTGGAAAAATAACTAAGGACCCTTGAGTTTTTATTTCTGTACATGATCTTACATTATGTTTTTTATCTGGTTCGTCTGTTCCAAAATCAAATTCTAGTTCTCCGCCTTCATAGTCTTCAGGTTTTGAAAGAACACATGTAACAGACAACTTTCTTATTTTTCCATTATAATTTTTATTATCTATGTCAACATAAGGTTCGTCCCAAGAATCGCAATGCCAACCATAATATTGATCTTGTTTATACTTTGTAAACTGACAAGCTTCTGAATAATCCCATTGAAAATTCCAACCAGCGTTTTTATTTGCTTGATGTATGTATGGATGTATTTCATTATATATCCATGGTTCACTCAACCAAACTATATTAGAGTCTCTTTTCTTTTTTAAATCTTTTAATTCATCATCGGATAATGAATTGTTTTTTTCTATTTTTTCTTGAAACCCTCCAGTCAAAGCTATTTCTTCTTTTTTTTCATTACCATATTTAACTAAATCATTACAAAATTTTTCAGGTAATGCTGATTGAAAATACCAATAACTATATTTAAGGTTCATATCTTAAAATTTAATATCAAAGTTTTTATATTTATCTATAACTCTCTTTGGTAGAAAGTCTTCTATATTATTTTTATCCTTTATAATTTCTCCTGTTCTTATAGTATGAAAGTTTCCTGATAACACACTATCATTATACTCTACATTATTTATGTTTAATTGTCCAATATCGTTAAGATCAGGTTCTATATAAGGAATATTAATAAATTTACATATTTTTTTTATAGACTCACAAATGTCATTTATCAAATCGTCATAAGTTATTAATAAGTATTCTTTTTTACTATCGATAATATTTTTAGTAGAAGTTAATGCATCCGATAAAATTGTTTCTTTTAATAACAAATCATCGCAATATTTAACAACATTAATTGGTTTATCTACTCTAACAAAAGAAGCTATAACTTCTAATAAAGGTCTGTGTAGTATTATAAATTTATTATTTACTGGCATTTGTTTTAATATATCTAAATGAAATCCCCATGCCCCTCTGTCAATTATAGTTGAACAATTATAGTGTGCATAATAATTTTTAAATAAATTATCTATTATGTTGTCTATACCTTTAAAATCAGGAAAATTTTTAAATCTATTATCTTTTTTAACTTCTAGTATATTATTAAATAATAAAGGAAGTACGCTATGTGCACTTATTTTTGCATGAGGATTTTGATTAAAGATACTTGACAGCAATGTATTGCCTGCTCTAGGTATACCTGTTAAAAAATAAACATTCATATCTTTATATTATTTTATTATATTTGTAATTTTTTGACTTTGCAAAGCTTCTTTTTTCCATAGACTTTTTTTCTTCTCTAATCTTAAAGCTATGTCTTTCCATTGAGATATCCAATATCCAAGGTCCTTGATCTTGTTGTTCTTTAAAACAGATACAATGTCCGTAGGTCCATAATGCATTCCTGCTGCGATGCAATGATAGCCTCCTTGAACATCATATTGATACTGTTGATTTCTTCTAATAGCATTAGCTAAAAATCCATCTTGTATTACAGGTTTTAAATTTATTAAACTATCTGACCATGTTTTATTAAAATTACTCTTCCAATATTCTGTATCTTTTCTGTGAGACAAAGCATAATGAAGAGCTACAAACTCTGCAAAACCAGTAAATAAAAACTTACATTGATAAGTAAAGTTGTCTTTGTCCCACTGTGATACTTCATCTCTTTGCATATTTCTAACTAACTTTATTAAAAATTCATGAACACTAAACAAACCATTACTTTCTAAAGGTTCTATAAATCCTGCAGCTAGACCTATGGCACATACATTTTTAACCCAAAGTCTTTTATGTATACCTACTCTCATTTTTATATTCTTAAACTCTAAGTCTTCTTTATTTAAATATTGTTTAAATTCTTTTAATGCTTCTTCATCAGATACAAATTTATCTGAGTATACATACCCTGTGCCTATTCTATTTCTAAGTGGTATATTCCAAATCCAGCCATTGTTGTATGCTGTGCAGTTTGTATATGGCACTAATTCTTTTTCTTTATTAGTATAATTTATTTTAGTCGCCCACGCTGAGTTGTTTGGCAACATATCTTCAAAAGATTCAAAAGGCTCTTTTAGTGTTTCTCCTAACAACATAGATTTAAAACCTGTACAATCTATGTATAAATCTGCTTTATATTTATTATTTAAAGATGTTATCCCATCTTCGTTTTGTTCTATGTTTTTAATATCTTCCTGTATATGTTTAACTCCTCTAGGTATACAATAATTATTTTTTAACCACAAACCAAATTTAGTTGCATCAAAATGATAAGCATATTCGTATTGTTTACTAAATTTATTTGTTTTTATAAGTTGCATTTGAGGATAATAACATTCCGCATAGTCTTCATAAGATAAATCAGGTGATACAAATTTTTTAAACCACCAGTCATTTGAATGTTCTATATCTGGTTCTCCAAAAGGATAATGAAAGCTTTCACCTTTTTTATAAAAGTCTGTAAACTTAATACTTAATTTATAACTAGCATCTGTTTCTTTTATAAAATCATCTTCATCTATTTCTAATAATTGAACCCAATCCCTTATGCCACCAATTGTACTTTCACCTACACCAACAGTTGGAATATTTGGTGATTCAATTAATGTAATAGTTTTATTAGGAAAAAATTTTATTAGTGTAGCAGCTGTCATCCAGCCAGCAGAGCCGCCACCGACAATTATTATATCTTTCATTTAAAAATGTTTAACTTGGTAATCCCCAATTATTAGCTTTTATTTCTTGAAAAACTTTTTTCAAACTCCAAACATTACTAGCTGCAAATACAGGGTTTAATTTTACAGCAACTAAACCAGATCCACCAGAACCACCGCTTCCAGTAGGCCCGCTACCATTAGAGCCAGCGCCTCCGCCAGTATTAGTTTCTCCGTTTTGTCCGTTACCTGGGTATACAGCATCTCCACCGCCACCGTTTCCTCCTGTACCTTGACCAGGTTGAGGTGTTTGGTGACCAGATCCACCGCCTCCGCCAGCAACATATCCATTATTACTAGGGCCAAAAGTTATACCAGGAAAATAAGGTCCATAATTAGTTCCATCACCACCATCTCCTCCAATAACACTACCAATACTATCAGTACCGCTTGGAGGATCTCCATTTTGACCACTTTCACCGCCACCGCCACCGCCAGCATTACCCCACGTTTTAGCATCAGCTCCACCGTCAGCTCCTTCAGGTGGTGAATATCCACCTTCATTACCATCACCCACACCTCCGCCTCCTGCTCCACCATCTGCAGGGGTACCATCACCATAAGCTCCTCTTCCTCCACCTGTAGCAGTGTATCCAAAAGCAGATGAGTTAGAACCTTTTACTCCAGTGAAAGTAATTCCATTAGGTGGTCCACCTGCTGTAGGCGCACCAGATCCACCGCCACCAATAGTGATAGGTGTTGTTCCGTGAAAAGGTGTTACATCAAAATTTTCTATAAGACGAGCACCGCCGCCTCCAGCACCACAAGCATGATTCATTCCAGCACCTCCACCTCCAGCTACAACCATTACAGTTGCAGTTAAGTAAGAAGGACTTACTGGAAAAGATGGAGTTGTACTAGTTACTTTTGTAGTAGAACTACTTACTCTAGTTACTGTTGCTGGTGTTCCTATTAATCCTATAGCCATAATTTATTACTCCCAAACATTTGTTGTACTATTCCAAGTTAAAATAGTATCATTTAATTTTTTCTTAATACCCTTCCAAGTAGAAGAATCTTCATCCCAATATATCTGTATTGGCATCGTAGTTCCACTAATTTCATAAGTTGTTTCAGTTGGAAAAGTAGGTCCTGGTTGCCAATCACCATTAGAATCTAATGTCCAACCTGGGCCATTAGGTTCAACTCCAACAAACATATTTAAACTAGAATTATATACCATACCTTCACCAGCATATTGTTTTCTAAAACTGTTATTGTAAGAAGTTTGTTTCCAACTAACACCACCTGTTGAATGAGGTGTAGTATCTTGTATCCATTGTTCTGCTTCAGTGGATAAATCTCCACCGTGAGCATCTACATCTTCATTTGAAAAAACTAAGACGTCTAAAACTTTATTATTTTCATCTAATTCTGCAAAATGTGCCATTATTCCCATCTCCAATTTGTTGTATTAAAAGTCATACCATCCTGTGGAGGCTCTGGTGTAAATCCATCTTGTGTAGATAAATATAAACCTCCTACAACTGCTCTATGAATTCTATTGCTATTATCTTTAAAAGATTGTTTCCAATAAGTATCGGGGTAATTATTATCAAATTCGTTTTCTAATAACCAAGTATCATTAGGTATATTATTTGAAACCCACGTTTCAGCTTCAGTAGATAAATCGCCACCATTAGCAGCTACATCACTATCTGATACAGCAACTATTCTAATTACTTTGTTATTATCTGTTCTTATTTCTGCAAAAGTTGCCATATTTAATCCGCCCAAGTATTTGCCTTTCTATATTGTAAAACATCATCCATAGACCAGATTCCAGAACTTACATAAACACAATCTGCTTCTCTTGTAATTACAACTCCATCTCCACCATATCGAGTATAAGTAGGAGTGGGTTGAAGAGGTCCTGCACCTCCACCTGCACCTCCACCTTTACCATCTTCTCCATTATTTCCTAATCTTGCACCAGCGCCTCCGCCTCCTGAACCTCCTGATCCATAAACTCCTGGTTCAGCAGCACCGCCGCCGCCACCAGCATAAGTTACAGAAGATCCTGTAATTGAATTAGCTGTTCCGTTTCCACCGTTTCCTGCTTGAGCAGTAGAAGGGTTCCAAGTAACTCCGCCACCAGAACCACCAGCACCACCGCCTCCTCCAGAGGCTGCTTTTGTTCCTGGAGAACTACCACTTGAACTTACATTTCCACCACTGTTTCCTTGAGATGGACTAACTGAAGGTGTGTTTCCAGCTCCACCTGGATTTCCACCATTAAAATATTTTCCTCCTCCACCGCCAGATCCTCCAGATCCACCTGTAGAGCCTCCGTTAGATGTTGTATTTTGTGCACCATGACCACCAGCTGCAGAAGTAATTGGTCCAAAAGTTGATGAACTATTATTACTTCCTACTGTAACAGGTGTTGATCCTGGAATTGTTAATGCAGTTCCTCCTGGAAAAGAAGTTCTAAAACCACCTGCTCCTCCACCACCAGATCCCATTAAAGTAGGTCTTTCAGGTGCAGGGACATTGTCAACACCCTCACCTGGATAAGCATCTCCTCCACCACCTACTACTAGATAGTGAACTGCATTAGGTCCGTTGTTATTACTTACGGTAAAAGTTCCTGAAGATGTAAAGGTTGTGATTTTATCTCCACCATTAACAGTTGATAATGTTGGTTCAACTACAGGTCCGATAATTCCGCCATTTGCCATAGCTAACTACCTCCTATGCGTCGTCTATTTCTTCGTAAGAAATTGTTATTGTTAGATCACTAGCAGCACTTGCACCAGCTTCGATGTTATCTGACTCTTCTAAATAAAAACCAGAGTTTTTATCTATTAAAGATAATGAAGCATCTGCAGGTACAGAAATTGTACTTGCGATTGCAATAGGTGAACCACCTGATTTAGTTATGAATACAGAAACATCGGCAGCGTTAGTTCCGTCTATGTTTGCTATCATAATTGAATTAATTTTTAATACTTTATTTGCAGGACATGCAAGTATTTCAGTTGTAAGAGTTGTATTTAAATTTGCTTGAACACTCTTACCATAAATTGATGTTACGTTTACTATATTTGGTGCTGCCATTTTTTATTCTCCTGTTATCCTTTTACCCGAAAACTATCGCCATTGCAATAGCTTTTCCTGTTCCAATCCCAGCGTCAGCAAAACTTAAAACGCCTGATCCATTAGTTGTTATTGCTTGTCCACTAGTACCATCTGCTGTAGGTAGTGTTAGACTTAAATTTGATCCTAAAGTAGTTGTTTTTAAAGCCACATAATTTGACCCATCATCTGTATCTTCAAAAATTCTTATTTCACCAGGTTGTG